TGATCTCCTTTTATGCCTTATTTTTATCTATCGAAAAGAATATTTCGCCTGCCTCTTCGAGGCCTGGGCGAGTTACTTCTTTGTCACGAGCTACAAAGAAGTATGACCAGGAGCGTGAAAAACTCTTCAGCCAGGAGCGCAAAAAGCGATTAAGCGCACGGACGAAAATTCAGCGCGACACGGCCAATGAGATCTACAGGCTCCTGAGTGAGGCCGAAAAGGAGATCAGCGATAAACTGGCATCGTCACCTACCGAGTGGGAATCCTGGTACCTCCCACAGCTCCAGCAATCAATTCGTCAGTCTATGGATGAGTTCTCGACTGCTGCCAGTTCAACGATTACTCAGGGAGCATCGGACATCTGGCAGGCCGGGATCGATCTAATCGATAAGCCACTGCAGGCTGCTGGCCTCGACATCGTTGCGAATTTACCTGGAATCGACAACCGTCAGCTCATAGCTATGCGTACCTTTATGACCGACCGCATGAAGGATATCGGTGTGACGGTTGCGAACAAGATTAATTCCGAGCTTGGGCTGATTGCCATCGGCGCACAAACACCTGGTGATGCGATTTCCAAGATCAGCAGAATCATCGATAAGGGTGGACGGTCCAGGGCCACCACGATAGTTCGAACCGAAGTTGGCCGAGCGTTCTCCGTGGCCACGCATGAACGTATGACTCAGTCCAGCGAATATCTGCCTGGTCTGAAAAAGCAGTGGCGTAGATCCGGTAAGGTTCATTCGCGGCTTTCACATGATGCAGCCGATGGCCAGATCAAGGAAGTAGGTGAGCCGTTTAATATCGGTGGGGTGTTAATGATGCACCCTCGGGATCCTGCAGCGCCAGCTGGTGAAACCATCAACTGTGGCTGTGAAGAGTTGCCATACATGGATAGCTGGGAGATGAAGTATCCTGGCAAAAAGCCGTTTTCTGATCTTGAAAAGCAGCTCAATCCGAACAAGCTGGCCATGAGCCAGGCAAAGCCCCTGCCGAACCAGTTCGTTCCGGACATTAATCAGGCAGGGGTGAAAAAATCGCTGGCCACCAAGGCGTTTGCAAAATGGCTGACCCGGCCACGAGGCTATCGCCAGGTTGGTATGCTCGATACCCAGGCAACTACCTGGCTGAATACAAAGGCAGACTCCCTGGTGTTATCGAGGGCCAGCATGCTCAAGCAGCTCCGGAACCATCCGGATCTTAAGACTAGTGATTACCGGCTGATTCCTGATCTTCTGAGAGCCAGTAGCAATGTATTCAGGCAGACCAACGGTAACCTGGTGTTTTATTCATCGGTCGAAGGGACGCTGTATAAACTGGTGATGAAGGCGACTGGATCCGGAGAAGAGGTGTTCCTGGTCAGCTTCACGAAATCCAGCTTGCGGGATCTTGCCAGGGAAAAACGAAGAAGCGATCTGCTCAAAGGGTAGAGTTTAGATGCGGGGAGGGGCCAGCCTATGAACCCCTCAAAGCACTCCGCCTTTCGGCGTGTTACGGCAGGCTGAATATCACCGTGTCACCCGCATCCATAACCAGATTAGCACAGGTCATTTGTATCTGCAGCTCAAAAGCACTACCTTTGTCCTGGGAATCAAACTTCCAGGGAAAATCACCATGTACAGACTGATACTGATCTCAATTGCATTGCTCATGGCCGCTTGCGCGACCACCTATACCCCGCCTGAAACTCAGGCTCCGAAGTTCGAAAGAAGTATTACGGCTGATTCCTCTGATGTGATTAAGACTGCAAAAACAGTGTTAATCAATGAAGGGTTTCAGATTGCTGCAGTTGACGATGACGCCTTGTCAACGCAGATGAAGACGATGAGGCTAACCCCTGATCAGGCAGACTGTGGAACCACGATGGGCATCGACTATCTGAAGGATGAGCGAACAGTCACTCGGGTCGGCTATAACATCCTGGTTGAAAACAAAAGCATCAAGATCGTCACGAACATCGAAGGCGAGTACTTGAAAAGCAGCGTGACGCAGAGCATCACAATGAACTGTATTTCGAAGGGCGTCCTCGAGGCGCATCTCTACGATAAGATTAAAAAAGCGATGTAGTCGCTGAGAATTTTCTGTACTATTTCTGAGGGGCAATCGCCCCTCTTTTCGTTTCTGGTTAATTATTAAATTCCTTTAATATCTCATCCGCACACCATTCCGTAGTGTGGCTTCGTCGCGTTTATTTCTATTTCGATATCAAACGAACGGAGCATTGCTACCATGTCTAACCAAACGAATGATGCCCAGGCAGCAGCTGAGGCTTCTGAACCAAAGATGACTGCAGCAGATGCAGCTAAGCTGGTGAAGCGCCTGGTCCCAGTTCTTGATGACAAGAAAAAGGTCGTCACGAATGAAAAGACCGGTGAGATCAAGACCAAGCCTGTCGCCATCAAGGAAGAAGAAATCCTGAATTTTGCCGACTACGGTGACCATGTCGTTGTGGTTACCACGAACGGTGAAAAGCTGCGCGGGGACAAGAAGTGATGGAGATCCATCGCATCCCCGATGCTGGAATCACAAACCCTGCCGCTTTACGAGAAGCGGCAGCGGGTGAGTTCAGCGACATCATTCGCCTGGTGCGGCAGGCTTTGGCAAGCAAGCTGAGGCCTGGCATACGCGACACCTGGATCGACATCGAATCCATTTTCTCGGACCACGTAGTCGTCTCCGAGCAGGCTCGTTTTATGGCCTACCCCTATACGCTGTCTGAAGATAATCAGGTCACCCTGGGCGATCCTTCAGAGGTAACCCGCGATTTCATTCCGGTACGCATGGTGGAAGCGAATGCATTTATTGAGGCCAAGGATGACGAGGGTCTGAAGTGGCGGATTTGCGTGATCAAATCCGGCATATCCAAAAACAAAACCTTTTACCCAGATTCCGTGCTGCGCGAATCGGCTCCACTTTTTGATGGTGCTCGCGTATTCGTGAAATCGGATGACGAGCACATCAGGGGAAAAGGTAAGTCCTTCAGTCAGCTGATCGGTCGACTGAGCAACATTGCCTTCATCGAAGGAAAGTCTACCGATTCCGGTCAGCTTCAGGCTGACCTTGAGCTGCTGCAGTCAGCCGGTGATGTGCCGGTCAAGCTCCTGGAGGCGTACAAGCGAGATATGGCCGATCTGTTCGGTTTTTCAATCAATGCCAAAGGCCGGGCGGCTGCTCGTAGTGGCAAGCGCATCGCTAAATCCATCACGAAGGTCAACTCTGTTGATCTGATTATCGAGCCCGGCGCAGGCGGGCAAATCATCAATCTTATTGAGGCAGTCAATCCGGAGGTTTATGCCGACATGAGTATTCGCACTCGAATGATCGAGGCCGTGAAAAAGGCCAACAAGGGAAGCCTGCCAGAGGGGCTCGACACAGACAACGATGATGCGCTCGAGGCGGCATACATCGAGGCAATGAATTCACATGCTGCCAATGACAAGGATGAAGGGGGAGCGGGAATAGGCGGCGTAGGAAGCGCCGCCCCCGCAATGACCGATGAGGTACGTGAAGAGATCCGGATGGTTGAGGCGCGTTCAAACATGCGTGTCGCTATTGCAGGTTCCGCTCTTCCTGATGCTGCAAAGGCCAAGCTGCAGAAACAGTTCGAAGGCCTGGATCGCTTCACAGAAGCTCAGGTAGAAGAAGCCATCGCTGGTGAACGTGACTACCTGGCAAAATTCACCGAATCCGGACGTGTCCAGGGCCTGGGTGGCACTCATCTCGAGATCAGTGAAGACCGGTCGGAAAAGGTCGACAAGATGTTGGACTCTTTCTTCGATTCTGGAGATCGGAGCGTTCAGTCGTTCAAGGAATGCTACATCGAAATCACGGGTGACCAACGAGTGACTGGTCATACCAAGGATGTCGACCAGGCCAGGCTGCGCGAAGCGCTCGGTGAGATCGGCTTCGTTGAAGCCCTGAACTCTTCCTCATTCTCCAATGTGCTTGGCGATGCAATGGCCAGAGCGATGGTGCGCGACTATAACGTCGATAATGCACAGTACGACATCTGGAAAATGTTGGCGGATACAGTTCCAGTTAACGACTTCCGTACTCAGGAACGTACTCGGTTCGGAGGTTATGGCGACCTGCCAGCAGTTGCTGAGGAAGGTGCATACAATGCACTGACTTCACCGAGTGATGAAGCGGCCAGCTATGTAGTGACCAAGCGTGGTGGTATTGAGAAGGTCACTCTTGAGATGATCAAGAATGATGACGTTGGTTCTATCCAGCGGATCCCAACTCGTATGTCACGTGCTGCGAAGCGGACCCTGGCGAAATTCGTTCTGGACTTCATCCGCACGAACCCAGTCATCTACGATACGACAGCTCTCTTCACTGTGGGGCATGGCAACCTGGGCTCTGCTGCGCTGAGCGCAACTTCCCTGGCTGCTCGCCGCCTGGCCATGCTGAAACAGACTGAGGCCGGTTCTAACGAACCTCTGGGCATTGGTCCGGCCAATCTGTGGGTTCCACCAGATCTCGAAGAAACTGCCGTCGATATCTTCCGTCGCAATACTGAAAACGACAAGACGCTCATTCAATCGCTTGCTCTGAATGTGATTCCTGTTTGGTACTGGACGGACACGAACGACTGGGCGATTTCAGCAGATAAGATGGATATTCCAACCATCGAGATCGGCTTCCTGGATGGCAATGAAGAGCCCGAACTCTTTGTTCAGGACAACCCAACCCAGGGCTCTCTGTTCACCAACGATCAGATCACTTACAAGATTCGCCATATCTATGGCGGTACTGTGAAAGATTATCGCGGCATGGACAAGAGCATCGTCGCTTAATCGTGACCAATCTGGAACTGAGAATGGCCGGGCAGTGCCCGGCCATTTTGTGAGGTAGCCATGAAGAACAATGTCTTTATCATCTGGGCCGTCAATATCGCGCTGGGCATTGATTGTTTAGTCAATGCAATCTTCGGCGGCGATTACCGTGAAACCATCAGCTCCCGTCTGGGCAAAAGCCGGATCGGGAACAGTGGAAAAACCTTTGCCTATTTCATCTGCAGGATCCTGCACTTCCTGGATCCGAACCATTGCGAGAACTCGGTCAACGACAAGGTGGGCGATAGGGCCCCAGACATCCCTGTTGTCGGCTCTATGGTGTTTATGCTGATCACTTATGTCGCTATACGCATTGCGCTGATTTATTTCATAGGCTGAACCACGTGTCTCGAATCGATTATCAATCGCTCATTGTTAGCCTGGTCAGGGATGAAGAAGAAAAGATTACCCCTGATGAGCGTGATCGCGCCCTGCAGCTTGCAGTGGAACGTTACTCGAAGGACAGGCCACGTGAAGTGGTCGAGGATCTCGCTGGACAGGACTCGAAGCAGCTACCCCTGCCGACAGCCTGGGAAAATGGCTTCTCGAGTCTGATCAACATCGAGTATCCGATCGGTAATTGGCCACCAACTTACATCGAGCCCGGTTATTACGGGATGTATAACGCACCAGGCGCACAGGTGATCATGGTTTCAGCCTCGATCCCTTCGACTGATTCAGTTCGTTGTACGCACACCATCAGGCACCAGGTGACTGATACTGTCGATTCGACACCTGCAAGCGATAACGAGGCCATCGCTTCTTATGCAGCTGCTCTGCTATGTGATCAGCTCGCAAGTCAGTATAGCGGTGACACGGACACGACCATTCAGGCCGACTCGGTTGAACATTCGAGCAAGGCCAGGGACTTTGCGACACGTGCAAACAGCTTGCGTAAACGCTATTACGATCACCTTGGCATCGATCCAAAGCGTACCCAGGCGGCAGGCGTAGTTGTTGACCTTGATATGCCAAACAGTCTTGGCAACGACCGCCTGACACATCCAAACAGGTGGCGCTGATGGCACAGATCACTGCCATCGATATCGATACTCGAGACATGGCCAGGCTGGCCAGCCTCATGCGCCGGGCTCCAAAGGTTGCCAGGGAAGAAACGACTCGGTCAATGATTGAGATCCTGGCGCTCCTGGAGCGCGAGATCAAGGACCGGACACCAGTCGGTGTTGGTGGTGCTGCTGGTCTGCGCGGATCCATCACGAGCGAACTGAGAGGCCGTCGAGTCAGTGACCTGCAGGGGCGTGTCTTCAGCCCCATGCGACACGCCGCGCCTGTCGAGTTAGGTACGAAACCTCACTTTCCACCTCTACAGCCCCTCGAGGACTGGGTACATGCCAAGTTCGGTGTTAATGGTGCCCAGGCAAAGCGTATCGCCTTCCTGGTCGCCAGGAAGATCTCGGTCAAGGGGACCGAAGGGACACACATGTTCGAGGAAGGATTCAGTGATAACGAACGCCAGGTGCTGAATATCCTGTTTGCTGCTGTCGACAGAATCATCGCGCGTTTAGGGGGTGAAGGCTGATGTCAGTTGTAACCACACGCGCTGCGATCAAGGCAAAGCTAGAGTCAGTACCGAACATCGGAATGGTGCATGACCGCCAGCGTTTTTCGACCCGTGAAAGCGAGTTCAAGAAACTCTATTTCGATGAGACACAGAAACGAATTTGCGGATGGAATTTCAGCCGTGTTCGTACCCTTGAATATGATGATGGATTAGGTCAGGTAAGAAGATCCATCGAATGGAAGCTTTACGGCTTCATGAGCTTTGACGACAAAGATGCTTCCGAGATCATCTTTGATGACCTGGTTGAATCGATCGTCCAATCATTTCGTGCAGATTCGACCCTTGGCGGAACCTGCCTTGCTACAAAAAATCTTGACCTGGATGAAGGGCCGATCGGGATCCAGGTCGATGCTATTACCACTGTCATGTTTGCTGGTGTGCTCTGCCATCGTGCTGAGCTTTCGTTGCTGACTGAAACTGAAGAACCCGTGTGAGGTGACCAATCATGTTGACCAGAAGAAAGGCTTTTTTATACAAGGTTGAGGGCACGAAGGGTGTCGATGCGGCACCGGTTGCTCCCGATGATGTCATCATCCCGAATGGTGATCTCAATATCAGCATCCCAACTGAACAGGACACTGGTGAAGGTGATCTGAAGTCGACCTTCGGGCCTGGTGAAAGCGTAACCATCAAGCAGGCCATGAGCATCGAGATATCGACTCGTGTTCGGGGGCTTGGTCAGGGAGCTTCTGCGCTGTTGGTGCCGTCTATTCATGCAATGCTGATGGCCAGTGGCCATGATTACAATCCAACTGGTGATGGCTCAGCCACGCCCAGGGCAGTCGTTTATACACCGACCAGTGTCGAAGCATCCTTGAAATCGGCAACTGGCTATTTCTATGAAGATGGCCTTCTGTACAAACTGATTCAGGCTGCGAACAATCTATCGTTTGAAGCATCGATGACAGCGCTCATGGCAAAGGGTACCGCCCAGGCTGGTTACCTGGCGCCAACTGTGGTTGCAATTCCAGCTATCTCAGCACAGACGGAAGAAGTCTTCCGTATGACATCGACGCTCTGCGCAGTTACCGATGAAGGCACCCCGATCAACATCGGCAGCTTCACCTTCGATCCCGGTGTCGATATCCAGGAATCGTACGCAACCGGAGAGCATTTCTTCGAGGTCGCGAACAGGAACCCAACACTGGTCATCGATCCGAAGGCTGTGGCCACTGCAGATGACTGGAATGCGCTGACGAATGCCACTTCGGTTGAGATTATCGCCACCTTCACCAATTCCATTGGTGAGACGCTGGTATTTCATTTCCCCAGGGCTGTACCGAGTGACATGTCTTCCGGTGATCGTGCTGCACGTATTACACGTGGCAAGACCTTTTCACTGAAAGAAACTGCCACTGATGATCAGTACAGCATCACCTGGACATCCGTACTTTAAGAGGTGAACTAAATGGCAATCCGAGTACATCGTCCCGGTTCGACTTTCACTTATATCTTCATGGAAGACCGGGAATCAGAAACTCCGACTGAGTTCGAATTCAGGCCACTAACATGGGAAGAAAAGGCTGAAGCAAGACGGCTTAACCCAATTTCAGATGAGCAGGGAATGAAGATTACTGCCATTGAGATGAAAGCAAAATCTGAAAAGAGAAAGCTGACAGCAGCTGAAGTGAAAAGGATCGATAAAATTGCGCCGATGAACTCTGAATTTCGAGCCGGCCTTACCCGTATGTATGCCTACTATGTAAAGAAAGGCCTGACTGCGATCAAGCATATGCAGGATGAAAAAGGGGTTTACTTCGAGATTACACCTGCTCAGTTTCTCGAGGTTGCTGACTCATCCATGATCACTGAACTCGGCACCGAGATCCTGCATAAATCTGAACTCACGGAACAAGACACAAAAAACTGATGCGGGCCGCCAGGGCATGGTTCCTGGGCGGCTCATGTGAGATGTGCCCTTATGTTGCGACATACCCGGATAACTGTATCCAGGACGAGCCTGACATGTGGGCACTTGATCGAATGCCAGGTGAGGTGTGTTCGGTCCTTCTGACTGATCAGTACCGCGACCTCCTGGTGGGTTGGGGTCATAAACAAGATGGGTTCCTGCCGAAAGATGGTGGTGCCCAGGATCAACCGGCCTACTGGATCCAGGCGTTTGAAATCATCGATGGTCAGCTGGCCCTGATACACCAGGAACGACAAGACGAAGCGAAAGCACCAGAAAACAACTGATGGGACTGAAACTAGGCAACAATGGTCAAATGGAAATCGTCCTGAAGGTCAGGGACGATGGTTCCGTTGTTGTTCAAAAATTCGGTGATACGGTTGAACGTACAGGCAAGCGATCAAGCGATGCCTGGAAGAAGAACTCGAAAACCATTGCTACTGCAACAGTAGCAGCTGCAGCTGCAGTAGCTGCAGCTACCAAGGTTGCCATTGATCATGCCGATAATACGGCCAAGGTCGCGGACAAGCTCGGCACTACCACTGAAGAACTCTCAAAACTCAGATACGCCGCTGAATTGACAGGTGTTGCCCAGCAGAAGCTGGAT